ACCAATACCTAACCCAGTAGAGGTAAGACGCATTTGCTCGGTGTTAGATATATCAAATTTTTGATATGATGCATTAAAAGTTAGTGATTTATTAATAGTATTTAATTGGTTAATTGATTGAATTGCAATTCCATCAGAATTATCATAAATATCTAAAAGATTGGTTGCAGCTGTGTATATTGTAAATTTATTGATAGGACTTCCCCCAACACCTATATTACTACTGCTTTCTTGGATTACACTATTTCCTATTGCACTTGAACTTGTAAACTTGGGTATGTAGTTGGTAGTACCTGAAACTGCTCCTGAAACTAAAGCCGCTACTGAGTCTATTCCCTTTTGTCTCCAAGCCCTTGTGCTTAAAAGTAAGGTATCAGCCGCTATCGTTCCTGAACTCGTAATAGTGCCTCCTGTAATCCCTGTTCCTGTATTTGTAGCTACCGAGGTAACAGTTCCCACAGACCAAGACCTATTAGCAGACAGGTCATAACTTGTGCCATTTATTGTGAGTGTGCGTGTTTGGGGAACATATGTCGCTGCAGCCACATTTGATCTAAGATAAGGGCTTAACATTGATGAGGTGTCAGAGATATTAACCTTTAAGGCTAAGCCTGAGGTTAAATTAGCCTGAACAGAATCAATGCCCTTATTTCGCCATAATCTGGTAGATAACAAAAGTGTATCTGCATAAACCTGTTGACCTGTACTTTTTAAACCTACACCAACTGAATTAAAATAAGGGGTTAGCATTCCCGTTGTGTCACCCACCTTTAACATTCTCAGCCATTGTGAGCCTGTGTAAACTTGTAAAGAACTATCTGCTGTCTTATAAAATAAAGCACCCCCATTAGTAGAACCTCCTGTTCTTAATGATGGTGATGTACCCTTAGGGATGTGAAAGGTAGAGTCAAACATCCCTGCAATCCACCTATATCTACCATTGATATTTACATAATTAGAGGGAGCCTGAGCAAACCCTGCTAAGGTCATCAACATCAAAATGACCAAAAGTTTAAATTGTTTCATATACAACATTGATTGTTTCATTTTCATTAAAAGGAATATTTGGATTAAAAGTTATCGTTCCAGCACTTGGAGTATACTGATAAAAAGGACTGCCACTAACTAAAGTACCATCCACATCAGTATAATTAAAAACTACCCCTGACCTTGCTACCATAAGAATATGACTATAAGCTAAGGTAGCATCAGTTATCTCAGATAGCCCTTGAAATGGATTATATGTTTTACTTAATGTCATTAGTCTTTCCACATTGCCCAGACTGTTTCGCCTGAATTAAAAGGAATATTTGAGTCAAATGTAATCCTACCTAATGCACTATTAAATAATGCAGTCCGATTTGATGGACTTCCCGTAGTTATAGGATCATAAACCGTTCCTTCTCTGGCAATAGCCAAAATCTCTTTACCCTGTAAGGATTTACCATAAACTGATAATCCTTGAATAATATATTGACCTGCTGTTGTAGTCCAATAGTCTGAATCAACATTCTCATCACTTGTTGGTGAAGAAGGACTTTCATCCATTGTAAAGGCTCCTGTTCCGATGATATTTACAGTACATTGTACAAAAGACTGTACATCACCAGAGATAGGTAAATTCTGTATTAAAGCCTCACCCTCTATTGTTCTGATATCCCCATCCAAGTTAGTAAACTCAAACTGCCACTCCATTGTGGACCTTCTCACCGACTCTTGCATAAGGTAAAAAGGGGAGTATCTGTCACCATCGTTATTAGTAACCAAAACCCCTGATGCAGAGCCAGACCATTCCGTTCTCCTTATTCTTCTTTTCGTGAATAACCCATCATTAACCCCTGTTCTGTTAATAATCTCATTGGTCATCTCAAATGAGCAAGACTTAGCACAAAATACAGGATAGTAAGTACCACTAACCTTTATGGATGCTATCATATTTGAGCCTCTAACTACCTTTGGGTCATTCATTTTTGAATATATTTAAACGAGTGGCCATCATATGTCTTAGGTATAGAGCCATCCCCTACCTCAATCATATAAATATTCCACTCACAGTTGTCAGTATCTTGCTCATAATGTAAGCATTTAAACTGCTTATTATAAGTTGCTGGATGTGTGTCTTGCTGTCTATACATATGCATAAGGTCAGGCAAATCAGGAAGTCCTAAGTTGTCTGTCTTATCTGTATCTAAACCATCAACTGAAGCCTCAAAAGCACTAAATACTCTATTAAACTGATTCCACACAGCCTGATTCTGATGCTGACCATAAGGTATCTGATCCTCTTGGGGCGCACCACCACCAGGCCAATCTATAGAATCATAAAAGTTCTCAGTTAGTAAATATCTATAAGACTCAATGGTTGTACTTGCATCTACTTCAAATATTGTAGGCTCTGCTAACTCTAAGACTGTCTTATCAGTCACAAAGGAGTAGTTAGTAGCTACAATCCTAAAAGTACCGTTATTGCTTGTGGTGTTAGTGATTCTTATATAGTCATCAACATTAAAGATAGGTGTTAAAAAGCCATCTAAAGTTACACCATTTCCTGTTTCAAAACCAGCATTTCCTGTATATAAAACATCCCCTAAAAGTCTCCTTAACATTGACCCCTTCATTTCAATTCTTGGGGCATCAGACATATATACTGACTCCTCCCTCTTTGCTAAGGTGTCTATATCCTGCTCAGAGGTGTGTTGCTGACCTGTATATTTTTGATAAGAGCCATTAACCTTTGGAGTAATACTAACAGTAAGATTGCTAAAATAAATTGGATAAGTAATATTAAAGTTGACTGCTAATCTTATCCAAATTCTACCATTTGCTGGCACTTCTATCTCAGAACTAATATTTGTGTATTTTGGCAAATCATCCTCAGCATCAAGATTGTCATCTAAAGCAATCCTCCACATTTGAGTAAAAGGATTGTCGGCTATAGCAGCAGTTAATGGCTTATTTTTAGCAACCCATTCATTGATAATACTTGAAGGGTTAGTAGGGTCATAATACCAAGTATAGTAAGAAGTATCAGCTTCTAACCAAATGTGAACAGGATTTATATATAGTAAATCTTGGTCTTGCCCTACATCAACTGACACACTTAATCTATCTCCTTTTTGGACATAGAATGGAGTTGACTTAACATAATGGATATAGTCAGTTCCGGCTACATCTTCGTGTTCAACCACCATATAGCGGTCTTTCTCATAGCCATACTCAAACTCCTTGATTATCTCACCTCTTGCCCCTGCTTGCTTGTAAAGGTCTAACCATATCCCACTTGTGCCATCACCAGCCCTTGCCAAAGTCCACCCTTGTGGAGTATATATTCCTGTGCTTGTTGGTAGTGTAGGATCAGGCTCAGTTGTAGCAGTTCCCCTTTCAAAGTCTATATTTTGGACAATCTCTGAAGGATAGTTGTAGTCAAACTTATGAATGACAGACTTATAAGGTCTTTGTAATGATAGCCTTGCATCATCATTCATAAAGGCCATAGTGTAATACTGACTATCAGCACCAATGTCCTTAGCATAAAGCTCAGTTATGTAATCTACAGGCTCACCATCAGAATCAAAGCGGCAAATCCTAAACTGAGCATAGTTAGCTTCATCTATAGATTTAATAAACCATTTATTCTTTTGTTGGCTTAACTCACAGAACTCCCCTAATATTTTCTTTAAGACAGTATAGGAATCCTCTAACTCACCTAAGTCTGCCTCAAAAGTCTGAGCATCTAAAAATACTGTATTGTAAAAATGATACTCAGGATAGTCATAAATAGCAGATACTTCTAAAAGATTCATCTGCACCCAAATATCTAAGTTTAAGCCTGTCTTTTGTAATGCCCAAGCTATGTATTTTATTAAAGGATGTGGACCTTGTAAGTACCTACCCTCATTGTCACTTAATGGAACACTTTGTAAAAAAGCAATCCCATCTGTTGCAGTTAGTTGTAAGACATTAGGATCAGGTTGGAATGTCTGACCTAAATCAGATAAAGAAAGCCATCCTGTGTAGATAATATCTGACTCACTATTTACAGCAACCTCTACTTTATATTGTGTATCTCCACCTCCAGCAAAAGTCATAGCATTTACTATATCATCAGTAAATACCCTTATTGTGCAACTCTTACTTTTAATGGTTGTAAACTTATCTTCTGAGTTATCTACTGTTTGTAAGACAATAGGAGCATCAGCCATCTCTAAAGTTACCTCTGAGCCATCATTTTGAGTGGTGTCAGTAATCTTTAGATAAAAGGTTTGCTCATTCGGACTATTGTCCGTGTAATCAACCTGAGTATTGACAAAACTTCCTTTGTAGTAATTAGCCATTAACTCTTAATTGACTTCTTTGTGTTCGGGCATATGCCAAAATAATATCTTGACCTCTGAGTGTTGTTCCTCTACCACTATCACCCATTCTACCACTCATAAAAGAGCCTACTGAATTGTTAGGAATTATTCCACCACTAACAGCAGGCACAAACAACTCAGGTCCTCTTTCCCCTACTAAATATGGTGTATTTCCACTAACAGGACCTCCATTTGCCCTTCCTGGCAAAGTGATACCTGATAATAACTTAAAACTTGTACTAAAAGGTGTGCCTGTAATTAAGGACACTAATCCTGCTATTGCAGCAGTCTGTATCAAGGCTTGCACTAATTGTTGTATCCCTTGTGCAAGTCCATCAAAGAAACCACCAATTGCATCCCCACCCTTTTCTATTGAACTAAACAAACTATCAAAGGCAGCAGCAAATGTACCTCCCACAAGAGATGACACTTGATTAAACTTTTGAAATGCCACATCCAACTGCTCATTTAATTGATTTAAAATGTCAGGGTTTTGGATTATGGCTTGTAAGTTGATAGGTGGTATCTGTAATCCTAAAGCCTCAAACTGCGCCCTAATTTGTCCTAATTGTCTGCTTTTATCTATATCATAAAAGTCAAACTGCACATTCTTTAAAGGCACTACCACCTCTTGTTCTATAGGTGGTATCTCAATCTCATTATCCCCAATTGTTGTGATAGTGGGTAATGATAGTTTTACTTTCTGAGGTTCTACTTTTGCCTCTTTTACTGATATCTTTATATCATCTACTAAGGCTGCCTCTTTTTTAGCTATTAGATCAAGGATTCTCTGTCTTTCCCTTTCTTGTGCCGATAATTGTGTGTTAAGATTTAACTGAGCCTGTTGCTCCTTAGTTAAAAGTTTTGTTGTCTGTAAGCGACCATCTAAGCCTCTTTGTAATCCTAAGTCAATAACCTCAGTAGTTGCACCAGCTTTCTCTAATTTGAGTATCTCTGCACTAATACCTTCTAACTCTTTAGTGAGTGCTGCTACCTCTGACCTTGCTACAAGGCTTGCTGTATATTTTCTGTAAGCAATTGTTAAATTATCAACTAATCCAGCCTCATTCTTTAGGTCCCCAAAATACTGAGGGTTTATTTGTTTGAGTTTGTTTAGGATTGTCTCTTTTTGCCCTCTTGTTGTGTTCTCTGATTTTAAAAGAATGATGAGTTTGTCAACCTCTGCTCTTTCTTGCCCTAAGTTTTGGACTATAGCTTGTTGTGCCTCAGCAACCTTTTTACTTTGCTCTGCTAATTCTTTAGCTGCACCTCCTGACTTGAATAATCTATCACCAAAGGCAATCAGTAAAGATGTAGTTGTAGAAATAGCTAAGGCAATACCAGCAGGTCCGGCTAACTGACCAATTAAGGCTTTTAATGCACCTCCTGTAGAGCCTGTGGTAGATTTTAACTGATTAAAGGAAGTGACTAAAGGATCAATGTTGTTGGCAATACCAATAAGGCCAAATGGAGCATCTTGCACCACTCGGCTAAAGTTAGTAAGGGTTGAAGTAGCTTGTCCTGTTGCATTAGGTAGGCTTCTAAGTTTAGCGGCTGCCTTATCAACTGAATTGCCTAATCCTACTAAGTCTTTCTCAGTCTGATTAAGTTCAGTTTGTACTTGATTGAGTCCTTGTACTGCACTACTGACATTTGCCCCTATTTGTATCTGTAAGCCTTCAGCCATTCTTTTTTATTCTTTTAAGGGCTTCCTTCTCCCTCTTAGCTTTCAATAAGGACCTGATTTGCTCTTGGTTTAGCTCTGACTTTTCTTCAAGCTGCCAACTATCCATCACAAATCTTGCCCCATTTCCTTTGCCTATAAATGCCTCACAAATGAGTGCAGTCTGAAACCTTAACAAATATGACTCATTCTTTATCTTCTCAATATACCCTTTCCGTAAGAGTATATACTCATCTGCCTCTAAGTCATAAAACTGATGCGGAAGTAGGCCTATTTGTCCAAATGCTTCCGACCTCATCTCATCCCAGGTCAGGCTTTTGCCTGGGCTTACTTTTCCCCCTGCTCTTTCGGTTTGTTAACCTCTACAAACTTATTAATTAACTCTGCTGCCTCTGTCTCATCCATACTACCTACCCAATCTTGCACCTGTTCAATGGTTACAAATTCTGAGTTGTAAGTTACTTTGTTATGGCAGTTAATACCACCATAGACAAGGCCACAGATAAAGTCAAATTGCTTGTTTGGTTTACTAAGCAGCTCAGACATTAGTAATGGATCGGAAGAAGTGGCCTCCCCATAAAACTTGGAAAACCACATCTTGCCTACATCCAATATTCTATCCTTACCACCTATGCTGTGTGTGATTGTTTTCATAGTGATTAACTTGCAGGTTCAGTATCAATGTCTCCCTCAATCTCAATAGTCATAGTGAACTTAGCAGTCTGACCGCTTGTGTTCTGCTGACCAAGTGCTGAAATCCAGCCATAACCACCGTGATAGATAGTTTCTGCTGAATCAGTCAAATGCCAATACTTCTTAGTGTTGTTGGCATACAAAGTTTGAAAATCATTGTAGGAAGCCTCATTTGCATCAGGTACTGTGTCAACAACTGCATTAAGTGTAAAGCGGTTGTTTTGAGGTCCTAATACTTTCAAAGTTCCACAGTTAGTTTCATCACTAACCACATTGCGGCTGCCATCAAATGATCCCTCACTTTGGCAAACAGCCGACTTTTTTGCACCACTCGGAGTGTCAGAATATTCAATGAACATCACACTTCCTGAGATTGTTGTAGCATCTGCCATTTTGTTTGTATTTAATTTTGATTTATAATGTGTTCGTATCTTTTTACTACCCTAAACACCTTTACAGCCCCATCATCCTCATAAAGCTCTGTCTCTGATTGTACAGTCAATTGAGTGATTTGAAAGTCTGTTAAGGTTATGCCATAAGAGTTAGGACTTAGCATTACTAAGTCATCAATCTCTTGGGCTATGTCATAAGCAGTCTTGCTATTTGCGATTGTAGGAAATTGGGTAAATATCTCTACCACAAGTATAGCAGACCTAAAGAAAGCCGAATTATTTAATTCTCTGTCTGTAGAACCCTCAGCTCTTAATAAGACAAAGTTGCCTGTTTCTGTAATGGGTACAGCATCCTTATAAACATTAACCGATAGCTGACCATTTAAGGTCTGATACCACTCGGTCTTAATTTGATATAGTGCATTTTTATATGCCATCTAATACCCTTGTTACATTTTGCACCAAGTTATTCCTAACCGGTGTGATTTGTTTAAAAAAGAATGGCTTAGGACTTATACCATTCTTATAAATACTTCTTGCTATTAAAAAGGCTACTCTGTCAACCTCTTTGCCTGTGGCTATTCTCTTTCTCTTTACCCACCCCTTAATAGCATCAATCAACTTCAAAGCTCCACTCCCTTTTGCACCCTTGTACTGACTTGCGAACTCCTCAGTCCCAGGATAAGGGTTGAACTTACTCTTTGTTCCAAATTCAATAAATGGAGCATAAAAGACATTGGCACTAACCGTATATTGTAAGTCAGCCTTTTTACTGTAAGTAATAGACCTTAATAAAGTTCCTCTATCACCTCCCTGACTTGCCAAATCTTTCTTAGCCAATCCTACAAAGTTCATAGCTGCTGCCTCTAACTCTGCATCCACAAGAGTCTGAGTTTCTTTAGTAGCATTTTGGATTCTTGTTTTTAACTGATCCAATCCTATGACATTTGCTTTAATCAAGCTCAAATATTGAAAATGCGGATATCTCCCAATTAAACCTTTGCTCATTTACCCTCTTGGCATTACTTATAGCATAAGTCTGCCCGAAGTATTCAATCTTGTACTCAGGAGTGATATTATAGTTTCTAAAGTTAATCTTAAAAACTTTACTATCCCCTAAGTTGGTCTTTCCATCAGCTTGGGACCTACCACCACCATCATCTGTCACCTCAGCCCACATTTTGTAGGTAGTGGCCACAGTCTCAGTTGCATCACCATTAGCATCTATTGTAGTGGTGTACTTTAGCAACTTGATTGGTTTGGTGTTGCCTATCATCCTATCCAGTTTGCTGTTTTATACTTAGAAGCTAAAACCATTGCCTCTCTGCTTAATCCATCCACATTCTCATCACCTCTGTTAATATATCTATAAGCTACCTCTTTCATTACAGCCTCCTTAAGACCTTTAGGTAAAACACTATAACCACACTCATATTGCATAGTCATATTCTGCCACTTAGGGTCTTTTAATATCCTGCCATTCAAAGATACCTCAAAGTCATCTGTGCTTATTGAATCACCCTCTGAATCCCTTAAATATAATATTGTAGTTACAGGACCGAAAGGAATTTCAAATCCTCCTGCAAGATTAGTAAACTCAATCTCAATAGTCTTAGGCACAAATGATAATCCTGTGTACTCCTCTAGTCTTTCCCTTGCTGATACGATTAACTCCTCAATGATATTGTCATCATCATTAAACTCAGATGAGATACTTTCTGATTGGTCAATAAAACCCTCTAATCTTAAATAATTTTTCATCTCAGTAACTGTCACCACATCATCAATAGTAGTTTCAGTTCCTGATGTGTAAACTATAAAAAGTTTCTCATTAGGGTTAAAGGTAATGTTAGGGTCAAATGTCAATACTCCTGTGGCTGCATTAAAGGCATACTCTTTTCCCGAAGGATTAGAACTCACTCTCTCGTATGGGTCTGATTCTCTAAATAATGCCTTTATAGTAACTCCTATCAATGCAGAGATTGTCTCTGTATAAGAGTCTGGAGTAGTGTCATAAAATGCAGACTGCAAACCAAATGTCTCATTGGCAGCACTCCCATCATCCACCACATTCCAATCTATCAGTAAATTGTATAACATAGATATTATTTAAAAAAAGGGGTGGGCCGAAACCCGACCCCTATCACCACATCAAACCACAGCACTAATTAGAATGATCCGTAGATGATTGCATCTGTTCTCATAATGTTGATGTCCTCAAAACACTCAACACGAGCAGTTACCAAGTTCTTTTGGAAGTTGTCGCTGTCCTCGTAAGAAAACTCAACACGCAATCCTTCAGTCTCAACACGCTCAAGGTAGTTAGCATCAATGATTAAGGCTTTGTCATTAGTAACCCAAGATGCACCGATTACAGGTACTCCAGCGATACGAACATTACCATTAGCATCGATTACAAATCCACCAGGTACAGAGTAGTCAGCAGGCTTAGTCTTAAGTAAGTCAGCCCATTGAGCATAAGATACCAAAGCGAAAGATGCTTCAAAGTTTGCATCCAATTGGTTAGCAATCCAGTCAACTAACTGCTCAGCATCAACAGAAGCAGAGGTAGTAGTAGAACCAGTTGCAGCAGCAGAAACAGCAGAGAAGAAAGTTGCATTCTCTTTCTTGTAGAAATCACGAAGCAACATTCTCTGAAGTGTGTTCTGTAAGAAAGGAAGTTGGAACATCATTTGCTTAGAGAAACGAGCAAAACCTGCAATGTAATCAGATACAACCTTAACCTCAGTTAGATCGTAGTCGATTTGAGACTTTGCTGAACCTTCAGTCTGGATTCCGATTGAACCTTCTGTACCTGTCTCACGGTAAGTCACATAAAGACCTGTTGGGCTTACAGCAGTAGGGATAAGGTCACGCATATTGATTTTCTGTGCAGGAACCAATCCCTGGCGGCTATTGTAAGTAGCAACACCATCACCACTTAAGTTGTTACCCAAAGTCATTGTACCTACAGCTTTTAGGTCAATAGTCAACTTTGCATTTTTGTTCTTTTGGAACTCTTTGATTTCAGCTTGCTTAGCCTCAAATGCCTCAGCAACTTGCTCAGAGAAAGCATCACCGAAAGACTTAGTTTTGTTGTTTACAGTCTTTGCAGCTTTCTCAGCAATCAGTTGGTCAAGAGCAGCTTGATTCTTCTTAGCAGCCTCATCCATAGTAACTACAGCAGCCTTTACTTCAGCCACTTCATTTTTTACATCTGCAATTACAGCCTCATTAGCTGCTTTCATTTTTTCAACGATCTCAGTAGCAGATTTTACTGAGGCCTCAATTGATTTTAATTCTTCCACTTTTTAGGAATTTAATTTGTAAATAAAATTGTTTAGTGTATGCTTCAGGTCACTATAATCAATAACCGGCTCCTTAGCTTCTGCAACTGCTTGTGCGGGTTGCTCCACAATAGGAGTGGCCTCAGTAGATAAGAGTGACTTAATTGCCTCATTTACTTGTGCAAAGCGAATCTCAATAAATTCAAAAGCCTCATCAGTATATCTACCATCTTTTAGGCTCTTAATTAAAAGATTCAACTCTTTGCTTAGTTTTTCGTGCTGTTCGGTGACTTCCTCTTTAGTTAGGCTTTTACCTACTGTCAGAGTTGGTGTGTTAGGATTAGCTCCCCATAGTACAGCAGAACCTTCAAACAAAAGGATTTCTTTAATAAGGTTGTACTCCTCAGCTTGACCTTTTTGTTGTGCTTCTGCCTTAATAGTTCTAAACCCTACAGAGTGTTGGTTAATATGCCCTGACTTGTAAAATTCAAGTACATCATTTCCCCAAGTTGTATTAGGAACATCAGTAACCCCTACAAGGTAGTCACCCTCTACATACAACTCAGAAAACTTACCAATGGCACTCTTTAAGGATGGGTTGTGGTCTGTAAGATGCCAAATCAAATTAGCACCCTTAGGACCTCTTTCAGCCATAGTCTTATTGTAAGCCCCGTGGTCAATGACATCATTGTCAAAGTCCTTAGAACCCATCTGACTAATGGCAACCTTCACTTTTCGTGAAGTTTCTGATACATCTCTTACTGAGTCTGCTATCAGTTTTTGCTCAAAATATCTTTTCATAGTTTCTTTCATTTAGGGAGGGTTAGGTCTGGTTCTTATTTCATTGTTGCAGTATTGGCTATTGCCACCTAATCACCTCCCAAATTATGTTCTGATTAGTTGTCCTCTGCTATCTCTTTTAGGTACTACTATATAACTACACCGACAGTTTATCACCATTGCTGCTGATCCACCAGGTGCTAAAGGATACTCAATCTGCTCACCACTTCTTGGGTCTGTAAAGTCATCACCGAAGTCAACAACTTGTCCATCCATATGATAGTGGTCCTTAGGTTGCTCAGGTTTAAAACCCCTTGTTCTTGAATCTCTAAAGGCAATCCACTCTTTTACCATTTCATAGTTAAACCCTGATGCTGCTGCTTTTACTCCTGTGTTTGCTGCCCTTCCTACCTCTGTTCTAATTATCCTCTCTGCTTGCATTGCAGTAAAGCCTGACTTTTCAAATAACTTGATAATCTCATCTAAGGTTAACTCTTTGGCTATTGCACTCTGTAAGACTAAGATCAAGTGATTCCTAAGTGTCTCTGAGGTTTTTACTACTGCATATTGCAATAATGTCTTTTGGAGTTCATCTTGAATGAACTTAATCCATCCCTCATCTCTGCCTATCCCTTTCTGTGCTATTTCCCTCCTTATTTGTTTATAGGTCTCATTAGCATAGTAAACACCTACTTTCTTGTAGATGTCTGAGATTGGCTTATTTAGGTCATCACTCCATAGCTTAGTTCTAAGCTCTACAAGTGTCTGCCTTGCACCTTTCCTTTTTAGTGTACCTATCAAAGAGCTGACAACCTTATCTAATGACCTTTTAACTTTAGGGTAGAATTGACTGCCAAACTTCTTGTTGGTCCGGCTGTATTTCTTTGCCCATTCTGTTCTCTCTTTGTTGGTCATTTAACCTATCTCTTAAAGCCTGTCTTTTGGCTTCCATTTTCGCTTTTAACATTGCACAGCACTTTTCCTTTTTGGTTATAGGATAAGTCCGCTTTATTATGTCCTCAATCATCTACTTCATCCTCCAACTCTGGACCTTCTTCCTCACCACTTACATCCTGTGGCAGTCCTGGAGTTGAATACTCACTTAATGGCATACCATCTTGTGTAGTTATCCAAGGCTCATCAAA